CCCTGAAAAGGGAGTCGGGTCTACTTGAGGATGTTCTCTCAACGCTAGTAGATGGAGTATACTATGACTGTCGACATAACCAACCCTATTAGGGGTTATGATTACGCCACAATTATGGATTACTTCCATCGTTGTTATGCGTCCCTTACACGTACTGGGTATAGCGCCGATAAGGCTGTTATATTCAATATATGCGAGATGCGCGTAACGCGCTATTGTTGGGAGATTCTTGCTGATTATGCCCCTGGATCGATTGAGTACTCTACAGTACACAATGTAGTCCCGTGGACTGTCACAAGGCGTCTCAAGCAGCTCAGGCCAATCTTGGGAATCGGTAAGATTCGCGATTTTGGCCCGGGTAGTCGGGAATTGGGATCTTTCCAATACTGACTCGATTATGCCTTTGTGTGGTATAATCAAGCCATGGATTGATAACCCATGGTATTATTGCGTTAGGGTAGACCCCTACTCTAATTCTTAGAAACCTAACTGACAAGGTCGATGCTTATGGCTTACAACGCTTTTGACAATTCGATGGGAGACCACACTCGTGTAGTCTACTCAAACGATTGGCTTGGACGTCCTCTTTGGGACGTCGCAAAACGTCATGGCCAGAATGCACCAATTTCGCAGCTTGCCCCGGAGTCTCCTTGGAGAAATCCAACGAACTACGATCGCACCGTCATTAACGTGAATCAACGCCGGCCGGCTATAAACCGGTTTGGCTTTGAGGAGTGTGTTGGCGGCGAGATGTCGGGCACTATGCTCATTGCGTCGTGTTCTGGTCGTTGGGCGGGTTTTAACCCGTCTTTCGATTTTAACATGAAGAATGAGTGTAACACCAAATGTCTCCTTAAGATCGCCAATAACAAAGCGGACTTAGGAGTCGGTGTCGGTACTGCGAAACAAACCTTGAATGAGATGTCTCGTTTAGCGTCGAAGCTGTTTAAAGCGTATACGCAATTTAAACACGGGAACGTTAGTGGTGGACTTAATACTTTAAGTCTCCATCCAAAACAGCAACTCACGGGTAAAGCTCTAGCAGACTATTGGCTGCAATTCCAATATGGCTGGAAGCCGCTTATCGTTGACTTACATGACGCTTATGCTGCCGTTGGTAGCACGTTTGAGCGTTATGATATGTTACTTCACGCCCGCTCAACAGCGAAGTGGGAAGTAACAAATTCAACAGCTGGTGAATATAACGAAAGTCATACCACCAAAGAGCGGTGCTTAACTCGCATCGATGCTCGTGTCAATTGTACACGACTCCGTGCGGCATCACAGTTAGGCCTTGTAAATCCCCTCTCAGTCGCTTGGGAGCTTGTCCCGTTCTCCTTCCTCATCGATTGGGCAATGCCCATCGGGAATGTGTTGGAGGCGACGACCGCTTCTGAGGGTTTAGGTTTTGCCGGAGGCTCTGTGTCGCAAACCCTTGAAGGTACTTGTACCTTCTCGAAAAACTTAGCTTATGACTCACGTTGGTTAGACGTGGGTGATTGTCAAGTTGATAAGTTTGCGACTCAACGTTCAGTGTTGGGGGACTTTCCAGTCCCTCTTCCCTACGTTAAACAGAAATCTCCATTTAGTACTGCTCACACACAAAACGCTTTGGCGTTGTGGCGTGCTATGTTGCGGTAGAATCAGCTGCCGTAATAATCCCAACGATATGACATTTCGTCATATCTTAACCAGCCCCCTTAGTGGGGCTTTAATTGTCAGGAAAATTAAATGCCTGCATTTGCAAACATCGCAGCAACCGACTATGGTGCTCACGGTGTCACCCCTGTGACTAACACCTTCGTTCCGAGTTCTATCGATTCGAATGGTGTTGCCACGTACGTTGTGGCGGGAGCTACCTCCCTCGACGATAGAAAGCTGACGCTCTCCAAGCGTATCGTACCCGACAGTGGGCGCATTAAAATGACGCTCAAAGTTCAGGTTCCGGTTACTGCCACGGAGACGATCAACGGTGTTAGCAATCCGAAATTGCTCAGAACGGCGTTTGCCGAACTGACATTGACGGCGGATGCTGCCTCGACTCTTCAAGAGCGCGAGGACATCATCCAACTGCTTCGCACCTGTTGTGAATCAACAGACCAGCCATGGGCCGTTTGGACCCTTAATGGTAATGTCTACTGATGCGTGAATCCTTCACATTATCTCTCACCGCTATGGTGTTAGTAACGTGCTTGATTCTAGCTTTCTTTGCCGTCTCGTATCGTGAAGATACGGGACCTATCATGATTGGAATACCACATGACAACGAGCAATCGTCACACTTCGCTAAGACGACGGAAATCCGCGAATTACGAAGTGGCCAAGACAATAACGGACGAGTTGATCTCCAGAATTCAAAACCTGGAGAGAACCGATATCAAAGCTCAGTACCTGAAAGAATCATTTCTTTCTAAGTACGTCGGGCCAGATACCGATTCAGCTAGCCTTCGGCGTTCTCGAGCCATTGAGAAATGGCTCTCCACTGAAGTCCGTAATCATGACACAAACCTCAGGCTTGATCATTTACCCCCGGATTACAGAATACTTCCGGGGATCGAGCTTGATAAGTTTGTTGAGTGGTTACGGTCCTTTATTGTCACAACGATCGGTGATACCCCTCCCATAGAGTGCCTTATAGGTACTTTTAGTGGAGGAGCATCCACCAGTCGGAGTCGAACTAAAAGCCATCCGGCTTTAAAGTTCGTTGGTAAAGCACACGTCACTTCCGAAGCCCTTGAATGGTGGGAGGTCTTGACCTCACCTGTTGGTGAGCTCGGACCTACCATTCCTGAGTTACCTCTATGGCCTAGAACAGCCATAGATCCGGTACTGGTTCCTGGGAACGTGTTGTTTACTGTTCCAAAGAAAGCAGATATTGATCGTTGCGCTTGTAAAGAGCCTGACATCAATATGTTCATGCAGAAAGGCGTCGGTGGTTTTCTCCGGCGTGCCCTCTTACTGAAGGGCATAAACCTTAACGATCAGTCAATAAATCAAAGATTGGCCCGTATTGGGTCTATAGATGATTCACTGGCTACGTTAGATCTAGTCTCCGCTAGTGATTCCGTTGCTAGCGGTTTGATAGACTTGGTTTTACCTCCCCTATGGTCGTCTCTATTGAGATCGCTAAGATCTCCGGTGACTTTCATAGATGGGCATGAACACGCTAATGAGATGTTCTCCTCTATGGGTAACGGATTCACCTTTGAACTAGAAAGTTTATTATTTCTTTCTATTTCTCAGGCTGTCCGCCATTTTGGAGGATACTCAGGCGTCATATCCATATATGGGGACGATATTATTTGTCCCTCAGATATGGCGCACGATCTCTCGTTCGTTCTCTCGGTACTTGGCTTCTCAGTTAATGCTGAGAAATCTCATATCCGAGGACCGTTTCGAGAGTCGTGCGGGGGCCATTTCTATAATGGCCTCGACGTAACCCCGTTCTATATTCGGTCTCCCATTCGTTATTTGAGTGATCTCATTCACGTGGCTAACCAGCTGCGTAAATGGGCCTCATTTGATGATGGGATTAATATACTTTGTCCAATAGTTGAACCCATATGGGTCTGGCTAAGGGATCAAGTGCCCGAGTACCTTTGGGGTGGCCGTGATTGTAGCTTCCAATACAGTTTAGTGACGCCTGACCTTCCGCGTAAGCGGCTTCAGGCAACCAAACGCGAGTTTGGCACTGGTATTGGAGGATACTTTCATTGGCATTCAGTTGCCTGGAGGCGGGAGAATCCCGGTCTCGTCGAGTCTTCGACGAGATCGGAGGAGAGTACGTTTTATCGTATTCGCTCCTCACGCTTAACAGTAAGCTTTCTTACTCAGGTCTTCATCTCGGAGATCTGAGTTTAAGGCCAACTGCCGGTGACAACCGGCGTATCCCCTAACGGGGTGGGTCCGTTTGGTTTATAGAGCCATTCGGTATAGGTTTAAAG